TTCAGCGGCTGTAGCTCAGTTGGATAGAGTACTTGGCTACGAACCAAGGGGTCGTGGGTTCGAATCCTGCCAGCCGCACCAGAACATCGTTCTGAATCAACGCCTTAGACGGTCAAACGTCTAAGGCGTTTTTCTTTTGCGTGACTCGCTGCGTGAGTTCTCCGGCCCTTCAGCCGTTGACCACCCGCAGCAGCGTCGTCCGGTCGATGGTCTGCGCCACCTGGTTGGCGGCTTCGACCAGGCGAGCGACGGTAGCCGAAGCGTAGTGCTGCGGCATCCCGTCGATCACGTGGCCGAGCAGCAGCGCCCGGTCTTCTTCACTCACGCCGGCGTCACGCAGCCGCTGGCCGAAGGTGTGCCGCAGGTCGTGCACACGCACCTTGGCCAGGCCGGCCGCCTCGCGCGCGGTCTGAAAAGCCGTGTTGTTCATCGTCTGCACACGCCTGTAGGGCATCACCGGCTCCTCGTGGGTGTTGGTGACCCGCTCCCGGCGGTAGACGAAAACAAAGTCATCGTGCTGGCCACGGCACTGCTCCACGATCCGCCAAGCCGCGTCATTCAGGATCAAGACGTGCGCACGCTTGCTCTTGAACTCGGCGGCTGGGATGACGAAGACGCTGCGCCCCACCTCCGGCACCGGCCGTTCCCACGCCCACCGCAGGCCGCACACGTTCTCGTCGCGCGCGCCTGTGTTCAGGGCGAAGATGACCATGCGCTGCAGGTGCGGCGGCAGCTGCTTCACCAGCTCGGCCTGCTGCGACCAGGTGATCGGGTACGGCTGCCGCTTCGTGGCCTTCTCGTCCAGCATCTCGATCAGCGGTGACGCGCCCAGCCAGGGCCGCCCCTCCGACGTGCGCCACACCCGCGCCGCCCTGTTGAGGATGGTGCGGGCCACTTCGAGCGAGCGATTCACCGTCGTCGGCGACACACCGCCGGCGGGCCGGGCCTTGTCGCCCTGGCCACGCATCGCCGGCGTGCCGTCCGGGTTGCGCCCGGCCAGGCGGTCGGCCTTGAACGCGGCAAAGCTGTCGTTGCACACGCTGCCCAGCGGCACCGTGCCGACCCAGCGGTTGAGCAGCACCACGTGCCCGCTGATGGTGTCCAGCGTGCGCACGTCGGCTTGGGCCGCCAGCTCGGTCAGGTACTTTCTTGCAGCGCTTGCGAACAGCTGAGCATCGCCTGCTCGTACGGCGTCAGCTTGCCGGGCGTCGATCTCGGACTGCCGTGCTCGCAGCCACGCTTCCGCCTCATCTTGGGAGGCATGGCCGAGCCGCTCGAAGATCCGCTCACCGCGGTGTTGCTTGTCGACGAGGCGTTCCCCGCTGTCGAGCAGCTGGATGCCTTTCGTCCTGGTTCGCATGGTTGGGCTCCTTTCTTGTTGCGACCAGGGCGCCCACGCGCGGCAATATACGCGTCGGCCCATGCGTCGAGCTCAAGGCGATCGAAGGCCAGGCCGCGATCGCCGATGGGGATTTCGGTGAGGCTGGGCCGCACCTCCGCGTCGAAGCGGTTGGGGTCCATCCCCAGGTAGGCCGGCGCATCGCGCTTGCGGATGAGGCGGGGCAGGGGGATCACGGCCGCTGCGCAAACAGGTCGCCGCGCGCGCTGGCCAGCGCGGCGCGGCAGGCAGGGTTGATCCAGGCCACCTCGGTGCGCAGTGAGGTGCCGCGGCCGCCGCTGATGCGGGCCGTGGTCTCGTGGCGCTGCCAGCCGGGCAGGCCCTCGTCGTAGAGCGGGTGGGGGTAGCCGCATAGCACCACCATGCCGTCGACGGCCTGCAGCGCCTGCAGCAGCCGGCGGTGGCCGTCGTCGTCCAGCTCGTGGCGGTAGCCGCCCTTGTTGCGCATGTGCCGGGTCTCGTGCACGTAGGGCGGGTCCACGAAAAACAGCGTGTCGTGGCCGTCGTGCGACTGGATCACCTCGATCGCGTCACGGTGCTCGATCAGCACGCCGGTGAAGCGCTCGCCGATGCTGGCCAGCGCCTCGGGGTAGTCGGCCCAGTTGTGCTGGGCCGTGCCGTACTTGCGGCGCGTGTCGGTGCGAAAGCCCGTGGTGGCCTTGGTGGCGCCTGCGCTGCCGAAGCCCATGGCCGCCCGCACGCAGGTGCGGCGCGCGCGCTCCAGCGGGTCGTCGGTGGGCTCATACGCCAAGTCGAACTCATCGCGGGCGTAGGGTGTCAGCCGGCAGGCGTGGATCAGGTCCTGGCGCAGCACCGGGTCGCGCAGCACGCGGAAAAAGTTGACGACCTCTGCGTCGAGGTCGTTATAGACCTCGGCGTACACGCGCGGCTTGCGCAGCAGCACGCCGGCCGCACCGCCAAACGGCTCCACGTAGCAGCCGTGGGGCGGGAAGAACTGCATGAGCCACGGGGCCAGCCGGAACTTTCCACCGTGATAGCGAAGCGCAGGCCTGCAAATGGAGCTGGCGGTGCTCGGTTCAGCCATGGCCCGCATCCTTGGCCTCGCTGGGGCCGATCGGATCGAGGCCTTTGCCCGCGCGCCACTCACGCACGCTGCTGTCACCGTCCAGCACCACGCGCGCGGCCATCACGGCTGTCTGCACCCCTTCCTTGCGCACGTTGGCCGCGGGCTCGTCCAGCACGGCCTTGCACAGCTCGCCGAATTCTTCGGCCAGGGCGATGGTGGTGATGCGGTCGCCAGGGAACTTCGCCCGGGCGCGGACCAGCTCAGCCCGCACGTCGTCGAGGAAGGCTTCTACGTCCGGCGCCGCGGCAAGCTGAGTGCGATTGACGATCGGGCTGTCTGCCTTGCCCTTGGTTTTCACCGCAGCCACGCCGTTGGTGGGCACGTCAGCCGGGCGCCAGATGTGGCCGCAGCCGTGGCATTTGTGGCTTCGGTGGGGAGGGTTGTCCCAAGATTTGTACCTGGGACTGAAATGGGTCGCGCCGATTGCGTAGGCCATCGGCAGGGTTTCCGGAGCATCGATGTGCTGCAGGCCGCAGGCCGTGCAGTGCAGCACCATGTCCACCGGCGACGTCGCCATTGCGTCCCGCGCCGCGCACCAGGCCGCGAAAGCGATGCCCTTCCAACCGTTCTCATACCCGGCCAGCGTGGCAGCCGGCGTGGCGAACCATGCTTCAAATTCGGGGTTGCTCATGCTGTTCCAACCTCATTCAGTTGCGCCACCGGCACCCGCGCTGTCGATGCGCAGTCTTCGCACACGAACAGGCGGGCCGGCTGGCCGTGGAGGGGCCGGCAGATGCCGGCGGTGGTGCCCATGCGGGTGACTGTCAACTGCCAGAACAGCGGCAGGCCCGTGTGCATCAGCGGGCGCCGGCACAGGCCGCAGGGCGTGGGGTCGTGGGGCTGCGTGGCCATCGGTCAGCGGTCGTCCGATGGCCCTTGGTCCGTGGACGTGGCGGGCTCCAGTGCGGCCGCTGGCGCCGGCGTGTCGTCGGCGGCCCATGAGGCAGTGGCGCCGGCGCCGGCGTAGTCGCCACCGCCGCCGCTGACGAAGGGCAGGCCTGTGGCAGGGTGCCGCGGCTCGGGCGGGTCGGCCGGCGTGTGCACACGGCGCAAAAAAAGCGGCGGCACGGGCAGGCCCTCGTCGCGCACCACGTCGGCCGCGGTGTACTGCCGCGGGGCGGCCGGGCTGGCCAGGCCGGTGCGCGGCCGCGGGGGCATCGCGCGCAGCGCAGGCCGCGGGGCCGACACCTGGGCATCGGGCTCGGGTGGCCGCACCGGGCGCACCGCCGGGGTGACCAAGCTCTTCAGCGGCATTTCGACGGTGCGCACCCACGGCCGCCACGGCCAGCTGAAAAGGCGTTCGCGCCAGCTGCGGGTGAGGGTGACGTACAGCACGCGGTTCATGGCTCAGCCCTCCTGCCCGTCGGTGGTCCTGGTGGTGTCGAAGTCGGCCAGGGTCTTGCCGTCTTCCAGCGCGGCCTTGAGCCACTTCGGCTGCAGGCCGCGGCCCGACCACGTTTCGCCGGTGGCAGGGTTGCGGTAGCGCACGCCGGGCTTGCGGGTGCTGGGGCTGGCGGCCTGGTTGGCATGGGTGGCCATGAATACTTCGGTGGCGTCGGCCGGCTTCGGCTCGGGGGCACCGCGCTTGCGCTGCTCGGCTTTCAGTGCGATGTCGGCTTCGACTTCGGCTTGCTCGCGCACGGCGTCGAGGTCGATGCCGTAGTGCTCGGCCAGCACCAGGCCATCGTGTCGCCCGGCGAGGCCCTGTTCCAGCGGGTCACGGTCTGTCAGCGGCTCAGCGATCACCAGTTCGATCAGCAGCTGGCCCAGCATGCGCGCGTCGTCCGGGTTGTCGGGGTCGCTGTTGTTGATGCGATCCATCAGCCCTTCCAGCTTGGGATGACCAGCGGCGTCTTTGCACTCGGGGTCATGCGTCAGCAGCACCAGTTTGATGGCCTCGTAGCTGGCGTTGTCGTAGGCGATCTGCGCCGCCATCTTCAGGCCGATGACGGGCAGTTCGCCCTGCGACAGGCAGGCGTGCAGCTGCTGGAAGGCCAGGCGGCCGATGGCCGCATCGCGGACCGTGGACAGGAACTGCACGCTCTGCTGGTCAGTCAGGGGCTTCAGCTTGGCTTCGGGCGACGCCTTTCGCGCACTGCCACCTACCGCGCTGTCATCGTCATCGCCGCTGTCTTGCACCTGGCCATGTAGCAGCCCCAGCTTGCGCAGCTCAGCCTCTACCAGCTCCCGGCTCACCAGCTCGTGCAGCTTGCCGTCGCGCTCCACCACGTGCACGTCGGCCGCGGTGAACGTGATGATCTCGCGCAGCGGCCGCTTGTCCGGTGTCATGGTGATCGCCGGCCGGTCGAGGTTGCGCCAGTCGCCGTACACATAGTCGGCATACGGCATCACCTTCCGCCCCTGCTCTTCATCCAGCACCTGCTTGCCATCCGCCCGCGCCTTGTCGATGGCCAGCTGCAGGTGCTCGGCCTTCTTCGCCGCAAAGCACTCGCGGTCCTGGCACTGATCGCTGACCGCCACCTGGTCATCGAACAGGCTGGCCGTGCCAGCGCCGGTGCGCTTCGGGCAGCTGGTGCACGCACCGGCCACCGTGTACACCGCGCGGATGTCGAAGGGCGCGCTAGCCAGGTCCAGCATGAATTCCTTGTGCAGCATCTGCACCGTCTGCCGGTAGCTCAGCGCCTCACCGCCCCAGCCCTGCAGCACCAGGGCCAGCGCCTGGCGCTGCAGCTCGTGGTGGGGCAGGGTGGCCAGCGCCATGGCCACGCTGGCGCTGATCTTGTCGTCGTAGCAGGCGGTGCGGGCTTCCTGGCACAGCGCGCACAGCTTCAAGCGGTTGTAGACGTAGCGGCGGCTCTTGCCGATGCGGGCCGCGATCTCGTCCGCGTTCGCGTAGCCCTGCAGGCCGTTCTCCTTGCGCAGCAGGGCCTCATAGCCCTCGGCCTCTTCCAGCGGGTGCAGGCCTTCGCGCTGCAGGTTCTCGATGAGCTGCACTTCCAGCACTTCGAGGTCGGTCATGGCCTTGACGATCACGGCCACGTACTCCATCGCGGGCAGGGTGCGGTCTTCCTCGCCATCGACGGCCAGGCGCAGCTCGCCGCTGGCCAGCCACCGGCGCTCACCGGCCACGATCTCGTAAGGGGGCACGCCATTGGTGGGCGTGTGGGCCGGGTGCGGCCGCACGTTGATGGGCGCCAGCTGGCCGTGGGCGCGCATGCTGGTGCCCAGGTCGAACAGGCCGGCGGGCGTGAAGCGCGCGCGGCGCATGGCCTGGGCCGGCGTGCTGCTGGGCGCCAGCAGATTGCGCGGCACGACCATGGCGCCGTCGATCGCGGCCCGCTGGGGGATATCGGAAAGGTCGGACATGGGGGATCTCCGGCCGGCCATCAGTCGTCGTCACGGTCGCCGCTGGCCAGGCGTTTGCGGTCGACCGTGGGTGCCGCGGGCGGGGCCGGCGGCGGGTAGTGGTGGGCGCGCGCCGGCGGGGGCTCGGGGCGCGTGACGGGGGTGCGGCGCACCAGGCGCGCCGCGGTGCCGATGACGTGGCCGCGCGACTGCAGCCAGGCCACCGTGTGCACCAGGCGGCAGCGCACGGGGTCGGTCAGCGTGTCGGCCAGCGTCTCGGGCCAGCCGGGGCGGCGGATGGCCAGCCACGCGGCCTGCAGCTGCTCGGGCGTGGGATCGGGGCGGGCCATGGGCTCAGCCGGTCAGGCCGGGAAAGGCCAGCCGCTCGGCCTCGGGGCCGCAGTGGCCACCGCGGGCGCGCGCCAGGTGCAGCGGCACGATGCGCACGGTGCGGTGGCCCGGCTCTACATACGCGCAGCCCTCGGCCGGGCCGCCCATGGTGTGGGCGCGGTGCGTGCACAGGTCGCAAGCGCGGTAAGGCAGCGGCCGCTGCTCGAACCACGGCAGCGCGGGAGCGCTGGCGGCCGGCATCGGCAGCTTGGTGGGGGTGGAAGCGCCCAGCATCACAGCGGGGGCGCGATGGCGCCGCACAGGCCGATGCCGGCCAGGATGGCCAGCATCAGCAGCGGATAGCGGCGGCCCGGGTTGCGGTCGCACCACCGTTCGATGAAGCGCCAGCGGCTCACCGGCACAGCTCCGGCCGGGCCTTGCAGTCCAGCGGCTGCACCGTCGCTTGCGGCTCTTGATCGTCGTCGCCACCGCCGCAGCCGGCCAGCAGTGCGCCGGCCAGGGCCAGCGCCAGCTGCAGCACGCCCAGCTGCAGCAGGCGGTACAGGATGAGGGCGGCGCGCATCAGTGCCTCCCCCACTGTTCCCAGGCGGCCGCGCGGCCGTCGATGACCCAGTCGTTGGCGGTCAGCGGGTCAGCGAACACCAGCCAGCCGCCGGTGGGGCCCAGCGCGTACCAGGCGATGCCCTGGTGCATGCGCTGGATCAGCGTCCAGCGGCCGGCGGTGTACGCGCGCACCGGGGCCATCTGGCCATCGAAGTAGCCGCCCATGGCCACGTGCAGCGGCGCGCGGTACAGAAAACCCGTGGCGCCGTTGTCCTGGTCGACCTGAATTTCACTGCTGCCCAGCGGCTGCAGTACCGCGCGCTGGCTGTCCGCGGCACCGGCGGCGCGGCGGTCCTGGCGCTCTACCTCGGCCTGCAGCAGGGCCTGGGCCTTGATGAGCATGCGGCGCGGGCCGGCCGGCTTCCAACAGATCTTGTCCCACGGCCAGCCCTCGGGCGGCTTGCCGTTGGTGGGCTGTGCAGACAGCGCGGCGGCGGCGTAGCACCGGGCGGCCAGCACCAGGCTGCCATCGACGTGTGCGTCGTCATGCTCGGCCGTGTAGCCTTCGACCGTCTGCTGCCGCTGCCGCTCCATGGCGACATCGAAGGCCGCCTGGCTGATGCGGTGGAACGGGTGGGGGATCAGCGGTGTGGTCATGCCGGCACCTCACCGAGCGCACGGCGTGCGTCATCGACCAGCGAGGCCAGCATGCCGGCGCCGATCTCGCCCGCATCGCGGTTGAGCCGCGCCACGCGGCGGGCCAGGGCTTCGAGCGATGCAGCCTCGCGCTTCACCTCGCTCGGTTTCGGACCGTGCACACAGTCCTGCAGGGCGGCCAGCAGCGCGCAGGCCTGGGCATGGGTGACGCACAGCGGCTCTTCGCCAGCCACGTGCAGCTCGAACAGCGGCACGCTGCGGCGCGCGTCGTGGCCGATGCGGATCAGGTGGCCACGCTCGGCGTGGTGCTCGATCTCGGCGGTGAGGGGCTCGGGAATGAGGTGGGAGCGGACCGGCTGGGCCGCTGACGGGTACTGCAGCTGCAAGTAGGTCTGCCAAGCCTCATCGAAGTCGCAGGTCTCGTGCGTGTCATCCCTGAAGCTGAAGCCGAATGCAAAGGCGTCTGGTGCCTTCACCAGTTGGCCGAACTCGTTAGGCAGCGCCCTTTCCATCACGATGATGGGGTCGTAGGGCGGCGCGACGTTGTGGAAGAAGACCGAGTAGCAAGCCAGTCGGTGATCGTGGATCACGGTCGATTGCTTGCCGGGCGGCAGGGTCAGGGGAGCCGCTGAACCGGGCTCGGGGTGAGTGGCGTGCATGTGGCCTCCGTCGTGATGACGGAGGCACTATGCGACATCGCATTAATCAAGTCAATCGATATCGCATAGATAGACGTTTACTTGGATGCGACGTAACGTTTGAAGTCCAAGATCAGCCGGTATGGGTTGTCTCCACACAAGGGAGTCTGGCCGCAAGAGGGCGTGAGCCAGATCCTTTCCTTGGCGCCTTCGAGCGGTTCCCTCCGCGCGGTGTAAGCCCAGACGGTGCTGTAGCTAAGCGCATTGAAGGTCGAAATCTGCATCTCGGTGGCCGTCTGTACCTTCATGCCACTGTTGCCGATGATCCATGCCTGAGCACGCCGCCAGTACTTCGCGCAGGTCACAGGATCGTCGCAGATCAGCGGTGCAAGTGCCGCTTGGCGTTCCTCAGGCGTCAGCTCAGCAAGTCGCTCTTGCAGGGTGGGGCCGGTGGCGCACGCAACTAGCGTTAGCGCAAGCGCGCAGGGTGTGAACAGTCGGGTAGTTATGGACATGGCTGGTCCCTAAGTGGCTGGTACATGACATTGGCCACAGCCCGCTGGGCCGGTGGCGCAAGCACTCCACCACATACATCCCCGCTCATGCGATGGTGAATAGTTTCCTTGTCGGTTGACGACGACGAGTGCACGCTTTGAAGCTTGGCGTGACTTATTCACGCGAGCCGCGGTTTGGCTGTCCTCAAAACGTTGCGAACGTGCTCACAGACTTCGTCCACGTTGTCAGGCTCATCAACTAGAGATGCTAAGAACACCATCACACCGCGCCGTGCCGTGAGGTTCACCTCTCCAAGTAGGCGCGCAAGCTGCCGGACCACCTCGTCTGAGTTGGCCGGAACCTTCGGCGATGCGGCGCGCGGGGCGATCCTGTTGACCATTGAGGGCCTGACTAGACCGATGCCCAAGCCATGCGCTTTGGCCGTCTGCTCAGCGATGTCTGGGTCATAAAACGCCTCAACGCTGATGCCGTAGTGCTCGGCAAGCGGCATCAGGGTGGGTCTGCGCGGCTCCTTCGCTTTGCCCGTCAGGAACTTGTGAATCTGAGGCTGCGACGGGCCGTCCTTGCCCATCTTCTTTGCTAGCGAAGAGGGGTTGTCGCCATCTCGCGCCATGAGCGCGGACAAAAGGGTTCTGCCGTCCATCGCGGGACTATGCATTCTCGAATAATTCGGAAAGGCATTGAATGCCAATGCGATTCCGCATAAAGTGCGGCGCATGTCGCCGACCCTCACCCTCATCAAACGCCTGCGCGCCAGCGGCCTGAGCCAGTCGGAGATTGCTCGGCGCACGGGCATCCCGCAGCCGCGGCTGTCGCGGTGGGAGCGGGGTGACGTTCCTGCTGGCGCTGATGACGCGCTGAAGTTGCATGAGCTGGCGGCGGGGCTTCAGCCTCCGGCGCAAGCGGGGGAGGCACCCCATGCCGCATAACAGGCCAGCCCAGTCAAATGCGGCCCGGCGGGCGTCGTATCGCCATTGGCAGCGGCGCGTATTGCAGGGGTGGTTTGGAGTGAAGCGCCACGTGATGCGACGCCTCGCGCACGCACCGGTAATGGGGATGCGCGTTGACCTTCGCTGGCACCAGCTGCAGAACCGTCTTGACGCCATCGTCATAGCAGGCCTGGCAAAGATAGTGCGGCGGGGTGTTCGCCCCGTCTTCCACTGGCTGGTACGCGTACACAAAGACTCCCGTATCCACCTCTGTAAGCACGTAGCGTTCTCGCTCACGCATCCGCTGCTCAAGTTCAGCGTGGCGACTACGAAGCTTTGCGTGCTCATCCTGCAACGCGGCGAGCGTCGTCGCGAGCGCCGTCGCCTGCGTGACGCTTTCCAGCGCCATGAGTGAGGTCTCGGTGAACCTCTTCTGCAGCGCCTCCGTGGCGGAGGCGATCTTTTTGGCGTCTCGTGCATCGACAGCCAGGTTGAGCATGTCGAGGGCCGTCTTGGCTCCTGACAGCGCTGCGAATAGATCCATGGGCGCCCTCCTTGGGCTGGAAGTCGTGGGGACGACCAGCGTAGTCGAGGCAGGGCGCCCGCCCCATCCCGCGGCCACTTATTGCACCCACGGCACCGCCCGGCAACGAATCGGCGGCGTGTGCACACGCGCGCGCCGCGCCCGAGGTGTCTCCTCCCGGCCGCCAGTGGCGGCCCTTGCGCCCCGGGGCTTCGGCCTCGGGGCTTTTTCCTTGCGCGTGTGGTTGTCCATGCCCGGCAGTTTGGGCATCCGGTACACGCCGCGCCATTAGCAGATCGGAGGCAAATGATGATGGACAGCGTGGCCATGGCATGGCCCATGGATGAGCTGCGCCGCGTGGCGCAGGCCTACCCCGGTGGTCAGCCGGCGCTGGCGTTGCGCATGTGCAAGCGGCCCGCCTCGCTGCGCGCGGAGCTGTTGCCCCCGGTGGGAAGCACCGCCAAGCTCGGGCTGCTGGATGCGGTCGAGATCATGGCGCTGGCCCAGTCCGCCGGCGTGCCGCAGGCCCTGCAGCCGCTGGACGTGATCGAAGCGCAGTTCGGCCGCATGGCCGTGCCGCTGCCCTCGGCCGACACCATGCCCATCGGCGGCCTGCCTGAGCGGGTGACGCGCATGATTTCCGAGTTCGCCGACGTGCTCACCGAGATCACGTCGGCCAGCTCGGACGGCCGCGTCACGGCCAATGAGCTGAAGAAGGTGCGCCGCGAGGTGGCCGAGCACATCGCGGCGCTGCAGGCCACCGTGGCCTACATGCAGCAGCTGCACGAAGGTGGCAAGCCGGCGCATGAGCGCAGCGCGAAGCGGGGTGCCCGGTGATCGAGCGCGATGAGCCCGAGCGGCTGAGCGCCGACGACATGGCCACCAGCACCGAAGCGGAATTCCTGGCCAGCGCACTCGCGCGCCAGGCGCAGCAGGGCGGCCAGCAGCACACGCCAGGCACCTGTGCCAACTGCGGCGCGCGCTGCCTGCCGCTGGCCAAGTACTGCGACCGCGAGTGCCGTGAAGACCACGAATGGCGCATCAATGCAGGAAGGGGATGAGCATGGCCACCGATCAATGCGGCGTGACCGTGGTGGTGAAGTGGGCCTGGTGGTGGCCGCTGTACATCCACGGCCTGGCCACCGTGTGCGCCATCACCGGTGGCCAGCCCGACTGGGCGAAAGTGCAGCGCGTGTGTCAGCGCGCGATGCGTGTGCACCTGGTGCCCGCGCCGCCCGCCGCATGACCCCGATGCATCCACAGCACGCCCGGGCACAGGCCCCGGCGCGGCAGCGCAGTTTGTTGGGGTAAGGCAGTGGCCAAGGATCTATCCGACGTCATTCGGCAGATGGCGGCGCGGGGCATTCACGTGCCCGCGTCGGTCGATCTGCAGGGCGCCTTCACCAAGTACGTTCGCTTCAGGCCCGATGGTGAGAAGCGGGCGAAGAAGACCGCGTGGGTGCGGCTGTTCGAGTTCAAGACCGCGAGCGGCGCCGTGTACATCACCGGCGCCTTCGGCGTGCGTGGCGACACCTACGACGTCGAGGCCACGCACACCGACTGGTCACCGGCCGAGCGCGCCGACTACCTGGAAAAGCGCAAGGCCGCCCAGCGGGCCGAGCAGGCCGAGCGGGCGCAGGCCGCGGAGTCGGCGGCACAGAAGGCCGCGCGCATGTGGAAGAGCGGGCGCGACTTCGGCCCCGACATGCAGCACCCCTACCTTGAGACCAAACGGGTAGGGGCCTTCGGCGTGCGGCTGGGCTTCAACCAGCAGCTGCTGGTGCCGCTGCGCGACGTGGTGGGCGAGCTGAAAGGCCTGCAGTACATCGGGCCCGCTGGTGACAAGATCTTCGGCACCGGCACGGCCAAGGAAGGGCATTCGCACCTGGTCGGCCAGATCACCGACAAGCATCCGATCGCTTTCGGTGAGGGCTACGCCACCTGCGCCAGTGCACACATGGCCACGGGCTGGCCGGTGGTCACCTGCTTCGACGCTGGCAACCTGGCGCCGGTGATGGCGGCCTACCGACGGCTGTACCCCGATCACCCGATGCTGGTGCTGGCCGACGATGACCGGCACCTGCTGCAGCGGCTGTCTGAGCGGCTGGCCAAGCTCAGCATCGTGTGCACACCGGCCGACCTGCGCGAAAGCATGTCGCGGCAGTGGCAGATCCCCGATGGCCCCAGCGTGGAGCTCGAAGCCGGCTGGAAGGGCGACGGCGCCGGCGTGATGCGCATCGAAGGCACGCTGACGGTCGATGGCCAGGAACAGGCGCTGCTGATCGAGAACGCTGGCCAGGCCAAAGCCCATGCTGCCGCGAAGAAGCACAAGGCGAAGGTGCTCACGCCCTTCTTCGTCGACCGCGAGTCGAAGCACACGGACTGGAACGACTTGCACGTGAGTGCGGGCCTGGACAGTGTGCGCGAGCAGCTGCTGACGGGGCTGGATGCGCCCCCTGAGAAGCCGCAGGCCGTGGCCCGCAAGGAAGAGGCCAAAGGCAAGGGCAAGGGCCCCAGTGCGCCGCGCGACGATGGGCCGCCTTTCTTGGAGCGCTACACGCTGATCTACGGCACCACCACCGTATGGGATGACCACGAAAAGGTGATCATCCGGCTCGAAAGCCTGAAAGTCGCCTACGGCAAGCTGGTGGACTGGTGGCTGCAGCACGAAGACCGCCGCATGGTGCCCGAGCGCAACGTGGTCTTCGACCCCACGGGGCGCGCCAGGCCGCCGGAGTTCGTCAACCTCTTCGACCGGCTGCCGATCGAGCCGATGCCTTATGCCGAGTCGAAGTGCTCGGCCATCCTGGGCCACCTGTGGAACCTGTGCGATGACAACGCCGAGCTGTGCCACTGGCTGACGGCCTGGCTGGCCTACCCACTGCAGCGGCCCGGCGCCAAGATGCGCACGGCGCTGGTGCTGCACGGCCGCACCGAGGGCACGGGCAAGAGCAAGCTCGGCGAGATCATGCGGCGAATCTATGGCCGCTACTGCACCAGCGTCGGCCAGGCCGAGCTGCAGCGCGACTTCAACGACTGGATCAGCGCCAAGCTGTTCATCATCGCCGAAGAGGTGGTGAGCCGACAGGACCGCGCGCACCACCAGGGCATGCTGCAGGCGCTGATCACGCAGCCCACGGTGCAGATCAACACCAAGAACATGCCCATCCGTGAAGAGGCTAACCACGCCAACTTCATGTTCTTGAGCAACAGCCAGATCCCGATGTTGCTGAACCCGCGTGACCGCCGCTACACGGTGGTCCGCGTCGAGCGGCAGCACCCGGCGGCCTACTTTCAGGCCATCGATGCCGAGCTGGACAACGGCGGCGCCGAAGCGTTCCTGGATTACCTGCTGCGCTACGACCTGAAGGGTTTCAACGAGTTCACCAGGCCGTACGAAAACAAGGACCGCATGCACCTGATCACGCTGGGCATGCAGGTCGACCAGCGCTTCTTCGCGTACTGGCACAAGGGGCACGCCGGCGTGCCGTTCTGCTGCTGCCCGGCCAGCGACCTGTACGAAGCCTTCAAGGCCTGGTGCAGGCTTAACGGCGAGCGCTACGTGCCCAACGGCACCGCCTTCGGCCGCACCATGGCCGAAGAGCTGGAACGCCTGGGCGCGCCGCCGAAGGCGACCAAGCGCTATCTGGGCTACAGCGACAAGCAGATCGCCGATGCCGACTTCAAGGATGACCCGCAAAAGCGCCAGGGCGTCGTGTACCTGGTGCCGCCGGAGCATGAGCTGCGCCGCGCGCGGGTGCTCGATGACGAAGCGCCGGCCGAGCCGCCGCCCGATGAGCCGCTGCCCGAACTGGCGGACATGGCCTACGTCAACGGCTGCATCAAGCGTTTCCAGGTCGGTCTGGCCGAGCTGCGGGCCAGCGCGCGGAGGGGCATGTGATGCGCCGCCTCTGTGAAGGGCTGCGAAGGCTCGTTTGCACAACCCATACCGCTGCAAGCCGCGCCAGTGCTTGCTTTGCGGCCGGTGTGATGGGTGTGAAGGGTTGCGTAAAGGCTAATGCGCGCGAGGCAGCTACGGGGGCTCATGTACGGCAGGCAACGCAGGGCGTGTGCACGCACCTGTGCGGCGCCACTGCGCGGATGGATCGCGGGGAGAACATTCAATTCAAACCCTTCACACTCATCACACCAGCTGCAAAGCCAATGTTTATGCGGCTTCCAGCGGTATGGGTTTGTCGAAAGTGCCTTCACCACCCATCACAGCGGGGTCAGTCATGAGGCCCAGGGGTGAAGTGGCTGAAGCGCTGCTGAAAGCGGCCCAGCAAGGGCCTGCCACGGTGCGTGAGCTGTGCGAGCGCGCGAGGGTGGCCTACGGGGCAGGGCGGTACACGGCCAGCCGCCTGGTGGCGCGTCGTGATCTGGTGGCCCAGGGCGAGGGCCGACCTGCGGTGCTGGCCCTGCCACAGCCCGGCGCGGTGGCACCGCTGACGCTGGCGATGATGGGGAGGCTGCACGATGGCACGTGACGCGCGTATCGAGCACCGGCTGCAGCGCTGGGCTCAATGGATCACCATCGGCGACGGCAGCGGGTATGCAGCACGCAGCGTGCTGCACCCGGAGTGGTCACCGCCCACCAAGGGCAGCACGCCGACCCTCAAGGTGGGCGCGGCCAGCGACGTGCGCGAGACCCATCGCGCTGTGGGCCGGCTGAGCATGCGCCAGGCCAACACGGTGGTGGTGCACTACGTGATGCGGCTGCCGATCGCGGAGCAGGCGCTGCGGCTGGAATGTGCCGAGCGCACGGTGTTCGAGCGCATCGACGATGCCCATCGACGCCTGGCAGCGATGCTGTATGACCGCGATGAAGAAGAGTTTTGCAACATGCAGTCGGAGGGGTAGAGTCAGGCAAAGTCGGCGCTCGGTGTCTCTCAACACCAAGCGCCATTCAAGCCCCGGCTGCAGCGATGCAGACCGGGGCTTTTCTTTGCTGCCATGAAGCTTGACGTCAAGTCCAACATTGCCCAGGTGCTGCGGCAGCATGACAGCGTGCGCCGCGACGTGGTGGACAAGGCCGTGCCTCGCGCCCTCAATCGCTGTGGCGACATGGCCGTGACCCAGACCAGCCGCATCATTCGGGAAGAGGGCTATGCCTTCAAGGCTGGCGAGATCAAGGCCGCCATCCGGCTCACCAAGGCGCGTGCTGGCCTGCGCACCGTCGTCATCCGCACGCGGCGCAACACCAAGAGCCTGATCGAGTTCAGCGCACGTGAGACCAAGGCCGGCGTGATGGTCAAGGTGCACGGCGCTGCCAAGCTCATCAAGGGCGCGTTCATCGCCCAACGGCAGAACGGTGTGACGGGCGTGTACGTCGAAGACAAGAGCGCCGGCAAGATCATCATCAGGCGCCAGAAGGAATACAAGCGCGGCAGCAAGGGCGGCTGGCATGCCTACCCCGCCCGCAAGCTGTACGGCCCCAGCGTGGGCGGTGTGTCTGCATCGCCTCGGGTCGAAGAGCTGCTGCAGGCCTTTGTGCTTGAGACCTTCGCCAAGCGGCTGGACCACGAGATCCGCTTACCTGTCCCGCTGAGCCGCCGCTGTATGGACGGCGTCCATAGTGTTTCGCTGGCGTCAAACCGATCTGCAACTCATGACCGAAAAAAACCGAGCATGGCAAAGGCCCGCGGAAAATTTTGGGTCCTTCCTGCGCGGTTTGAACGCGGCGGCCACGACCCCGATTTCTGCCTACTCCTAGCCTTTGCTGGGGGGCCATAAACATAGCCTCCCTGTCTGCACACCATGCCCACGCAAGTCGAGATCGGCGCCCACCTGGATCTGAGCCAGGGCGAGGTCAGCCGCTGGCTGCATGAAGCAGGCATCGAGTGGAAAGAGACCCCGCTCGACACCATCCGCATCGCCTACATCCGCAAGCTGCGATCGGCAGCCGCCGGCCACAAGAGCGCCGATGGCGGCATGGACCTGACCAGCGAACGGGTGCTGACCGAGCGTGTGGACCGCGAGCTGAAGCAGTACGAACTGGCCGAGAAAAAGAAGCAGCTGGTGCGCGTCGATCAGCTCGAAGTCGAGCTGAGCCGCATGGTCGGCGCCTTCCGCACTGAGCTGCTGGCCCGCGACGACAAGCTGCGCTCCGAGATCGAAGCGCTCTACGGCATCGACATCGACCCCCAGCTGCTGGAAGACCACACCCGTGCTGCCCTCGCTCAGCTCGCTCGATACGACCCCGACAGCGCGGGCGCTGGTGAAGCGCCTGGCGATGCAGGTGGCACCGACGGCCAAGATGACGACGACGGAATGGGCGCGTCAGCACCGTCGCATGTCCGCGAAGAGCGCGGCGAAGCCGGGGACCTACAACCCTGACATCACGCCCTGGGTGGCCGGCATGCATGCAGCGCTGGATGACCCGAACGTGCACCAGGTGGTGGCCCTCAAGAGCGCTCAGATTGCCTGGACCGACGGCGTGCTGCTCAACTACATCGGCCGACGCATCGACATGGATCCCATTCCCATGATCGTGATGTTCGCCAAAGAGGCTGATGCCAAGGCGTTCGAGCGCGAGAAGTTGGTGCCCATGGTCGAGGTGACACCGCGCCTGGCCGACAAGGTGCCGGTGGGCCGCACGCGCAATGCCACCTGGGACTACAAGCCGTTCCCCGGTGGCTTCATCAAGTTGGTGGGCTCGAACAGCCCGGGCTCGGTCAAGTCCACACCGGCCCCTTTCGTGGCCGTGGAAGAGCCCGACGACAGCAACGCCAACGTCAAGGGGCAGGGCGACACCATTGCGCTGGTGCGCGAGCGCACGAAGACCTTCGCCCGCCGCAAGCTGGTGTTCGGCGGCACGCCGACCGTCGAAGGCGTCAGCAAGATCGAAGAGGCGTACAAGGGCAGCGACAAGCGCCAGTTCTGGGTGCCGTGCCCGCACTGCGAAGAGCGCCAGGTGCTGGTGTGGACCCAGGTGAAGTGGAACGAAGACCCCACCCAGCCCGCGCATGAGGTGTATGGCCATGCGGTGCTGGACTCGGCCCGCTACTGCTGCGTGCACTGCGGCGCCCTGTGGACCAACGGCGAGAAGATCCGCGCCGTGCGCCAGGCTGAGTGGCGCGCTTCGGCGCCGTTCCATGGCATCGCGGGCTTCAGCATCAATGAGCTGTACAGCCCGTTCCCCGGCTCGCAGCTGCGCCACCTGGTGGCCAAGTACCTGGAAGCCGAGCACGCGCTGCGGCAGGGCGACGACACCAAAAAGCGTGCCTTCGTGAACAACACCGAGGGCCGGGCCTACGCCTACAAGACCAGCGTGCCCGACAAGGATGCGCTGCGCGAGCGCTGCGAGGCCTATCCGATGCTCACCGTGCCGTGGGGCGGCGTGGTGCTCACCGCAGGCGTGGACGTGCAGCACGATCGGCTGGCCGTCGTCATCCGCGCCTGGGGCCGCGACGAAGAAAGCTGGCTGGTGTGGTGGGGCGAGCTCTACGGCCGCACGCTGGTGGTCAAGTGGAACGACGACGGCAGCATCGACCGCGAGCGCTCGGGCGCCTGGGGCGACCTGGACCAGCTGCTGACCAGCACCTTCCCGCATGCCAACGGCGCGCCCCTGCGCATCCGCGCCGGCAGCATCGACTCATCGGACGGGCAGACCCAGGATGCGGTCTACAGCTATGTGCGCCGCCGCACCGGCATGGGCCTGCTGGCGATCAAGGGCGACTCGCACGACCCCAAGCGCGAGATCTTCGTGCCGCCCAAGATGGCCGTGGACACCAACGGCAAGCACCGCCCGCACCCCACTGGCGTGCGGCCCTACCTGGTGGGCACCCAGGTCGCGAAAGACCTGATCCTGGGCTCCGACGACAAGGCCGGCCGCATCAAGCTGCTGGGCCACGGGCCCGGCCGCATGCACTGGTACCGCGATGAGCTGCGCGCCGACTACTTCGACCAGCTGACGTCGGAGGTCAAGGTGCCGCACAAGACGATCCGCGGCCGCCTGGTGTGGATGAAGCAGTCCGGCCGTCGCAACGAAGCCTTGGATTGCGAGGTGTACGCCCTGCATGCCGCCCGCAGCCTGAAGCTCAACTTGTGGCGCGGCGAGCGCTGGCAGCAGGAAGAGGCGGCGCTGCAGCAGCCGGCCCTGTTCGGCGATGTCGTCAAGCCGGTGGTGCTGCCGCCTGCCGCCAGCGGTGTGCAGACGTCTGCACAAACCGCGCAGGAGGCGCCGCAGGCCCATGCCGCAGCCCTGGCTTCACCCGAGCCCGAAGAAGCGCCCGTGGCTCGGCCCAGCACGCCCGCCGCGCCTGCCGCGAAGTCCTCCCAGCCTATCAACCCCCTGCGCCGCGGCGGATGGTCCGCCAAGCGCTGGTAACCCACCCCCAACATGAACATCCCCGCCACCCTCGTGCAGGGTGATACGGCGTCGTGGGCCGATGACGCGATCGTGCTGGCCGATGGTCGCACCGCCACGTCGTCGGCCTGGACGCTGCGCTATGCCTTGCGCGGGCCCACGGGCCTGGACATCGATGCGGTGGCCGAAGGCACCGGCTGGCGCGCCAGCATCGGCCTGGCCGCCAGCGCCGCGCTGGCGCCCGGCCTGTACACCTGGGCCGCCTTCGTCACCCGCGGCACCGTCGAGCGTGAGACCGTGGCCAGGGGTCAGCTGACGGTGCAGCCCGACCTGGCCCAGCTGGCCACCGCCAGCGCTTACGACGGCCGCAGCCAGGCGCAGCGCGCCCTGGCCGACTGCGAAGCGGCGCTGGCCAAGTTCACCGCGACCGGCGGCAAGGTCAAGCGCTACGACATCGCGGGCCGCTCGATGGAGTTCGCCAGCATCGGCGAGCTGCTGCAGCTGCAGACGTTCTGGCGTTCGAAGGTGTACGCCGAGCAGGGCGCCGCGCAGACCGCCGCCGGCGCCGGCAACCCCCGCAACCTCTTCACGCGCTTCGTGCGCCCGCAGTGATGAGCGCGCCCGTACGCCCCTGGTACGACGCTGAGCGGGTCACCGTGCCCAGCGGCAGCGTCACGCCCGACCTGACCATCAAGCGCAGCATCGTGCTGGACCGCTGGAACGCCCAGCGTGCTGCCGCCCGTGGCGCTGCCGTGCAGCGCGACCGGCTGCTGCAGCAGCAGCGCGCCTATGCCGGCGCCGACGTGAGCCGTCTGCACAGCGACTGGTCGGCCATGCAGACCAGCGCCGACAGCGAGATCCTGGTCAGCCTGCGCCTGCTGCGCGCCCGCAGCCGCGAGCTGGTGCGCGACAACCCGTATGCCAAGCATGTAGTGCGTCTGCTGGTCAACAACGTGATCGGCGGCGGCATGGGCATGCAGGCGGCCGTCACCAACAGCCGCGGCAAGCTGGAAGCGCGCATCAACGACTCGATCGAAGAAGCGTGGACCGAGTGGTGCGACCGCAAGACGTGCCACACCGCCGGCCTGCTGGCCTTTCCCGACATCGAGCGGCTGTTGATGGTGCAGCTGGTCACCGCCGGTGAAGCCATCGTGCGCAAGGTCCGCCAGCCCTTCGGCGGCGGCAACATCCCGCTGGCGCTGGAAGTCATCGAGGCCGATCGGCTGATCGACCAATGGCAGACCGCCAAAGCCCCCAACGGCAACATCATCCGCATGGGCGTGGAACAGGACGAATGGGGCCGCCCCGTCGCGTACTGGTTCCACCCCAAGCACCCGGGCGACTATCAGTTCACCAGCTTCCAGCCGGGCAAGTTCCTGCGCGTGCCGGCGGAAGACATCATTCACCTGTACCTGATCGAGCGCTGGCCGCAGAGCCGTGGCGAGCCGTGGATGCATGCGGCCCTGACCACGCTGCACATGAGCGGCGGCACCGAAGATGCGCTGGTGGTCAAGGCCCGCGCGGCGGCCAATGTCGTGGGCTTCATCCGCCAGCAAGAGCCCGATGCCGGCTCGGCCCGCAATGAGGCGGGCCAGGACCTGATCGACACCGAGCCCGGCACCTGGCGCCGGCTGCTGCCCGGTGAAGACGTTGCCGGCTTCGCGCCGGTGGTGGCCGACCCCAGTGTCGACCCGTTCTTGCGCTACCTGGTGCGCAAGGTGTCGGTGGGTGTCGGCATCAGCTATGAGGCCGTGAGCCGCGACTACAGCTCGGCCACCTACAGCAGCGCCCGCATGGCCCTGCTGGATGACCGCGACCACTACCGCGCTCTGCAGGGCTTCATCGGCCGCAACTTGCGGCTGGACATCCACCGCGAGTGGTGCGATGCCGCAGCGCTGGTCGGGGCCATCCGCGTCGGCACCGACTACTTCACGAACCCGCGCCGCTACCAGGCCATGCGCCTGCGGCCGCGTGGCTGGTCCTGGATCGACCCCACCAAGGAAGTCGCGGCCTACCGCGCCGCGGTGCGCGCGGGCTTCATGAGCACCGATGACGTGATCGCCCAGACCGGCGGCGGCGCCGACCGCGAAGACGTCTGGAAGCAGCGCGCGGCCGAGCTGGAAGAGGCCGAAGAACTGGGCCTGGTGTTCGACACCGATCCGGCCGAGGTCAATGACAAGGGCGTGGCGCAGCCGGGCGAAGTGCTGGAAGGCGGCCAGGCCGAGGGTGCAGACAAGGGCGCCGCCGGCGAGCTGCCGGAGGCGGAGGAAGGCGACAGCGAACAGGAGATCAAGGAATGAGCAAGCGGATCAACATCCGACCCGGCGCATCGGCTGGCCGCGGCTTCGGGCTGCCGCCAATGACGGCGGCAGGCAACCCCTGGACGGTGGAGGATGGGGTTGCTGATGAACTGGTGAATCGACAAGTTGCTGACCGTGAATTCAGCGTGGACGAGCGACCCATGTCTGTCTATGGGGTGTCCGACTGGGGTGACCTTTGGCGTGCGGTCAGCCAGATTGCGCAAGGCGATCGCGCCTTGCTCCGGTTCGATAAGGACATCGTGCTCGAGTCACCGCTCCCGGACGATGTTGAAACTTCGCGTGGTGTGCTGGACCTCAACTGGCACAGCCTTATCGGAGGCAACATCGATCGCGATTGGAAGGCAATCAGAGCCACGTTCAATCCCGACCCGGCTGACTTCAACGGCTACAAGCGCTACGACTTTGCGCGGCCTTGGCTGATGAATGGTCGCATCCTCGGCCCTGGCCTGGGCGATATCAGCACCTGGGCCGCCAAGAAGATCAACGAGGGCAAGGGCAACTCAGCCGTCTACTTCGATGGCATCTTGGACCCGGTGGCCAATCGCACGATCCGGCCAACCATGAAGCACGTGATCATCAGCGGCTGGAACCACTGCATCGATGGCCGCAAAGGCTTCTTCCTCGGAAGATTTGACCGCTGTATCGCCTACGACAGCGACGTAGCAGTGCGCCAGCGTCGTGGCATCGATGCGGGCGAGCTGTGCATCTTCGAGGGCCTGATCCAGCGTGTGCGTCTGGGGTACTTGCTGGAGGACAGCAGCAGCGAGTGGCACCACATCGGCTCCATGGACTATGTGATCCAGGGGGCCCGGCTGGCGCCAGGCACGAACGGCTGGGCTCGCCTGACCTTCAGCCCGGCAACTCACGAAGAAAGCCGCGGCGGCGAGAACGGGGACGACCCTGGCTGGTACGTCAGCAACGGCACCGGATCGGACGCGCGCTGCATCGACCCCATCTTCGACAGCTTCTTCGATGTGGCCGGCAACGCTGGTAGCGGCATCTTCTTCAACACCGGGGCCAGCCTGGACAACAACACCAACGGTGTGTTGAACCCGCCGAACACCGATCCCACGTGGGAATACGACCACATGATCCACCTGCGTGAAAAGAACACGTGGGCGGTACTGGATTCGGTGTCCCCCCAGTCCCTGGCCGGCAAATGGCACGTTCTCAAGCGGGGTCCCGGCGTCCTCAAGACCAACATCGTCGCGCCGGCATTCCCCAGCAACCTCACCCTGCCTGCCCGCAAGAGTGACCACCCGAACGACTGCCTGGCGGTCAGCCCGCAGATCGCCAACCTCTCTGCCGACTTGTGGACCATCACCCACGACGGCAAAGAGATCACCGACCGTCACACCGGCCTGAACCTCCTGCTGGAGCGCGACACGGCGATCCAGCCTGGTGGCCAAGGTGACGGCACCATCGGTGCCATCAGCGTCGGAGTGGATCCGGGCACCATCCTGTACGACGTTTGCGAGGCCATCGCCCCGATCGCTGGCAACAGCTGCGTGCTCAAAGATCCGTGGCCCGCCGCCACGGGCACCTACACGGCCACCTTCAGCAGTGGCGCTACGCGTAGCGTCACATTGACGCTCAACAGCACCGCGGCGAGCTGGAGTGGCGGCGGGGTGGTCGCTGATGCGCGCTTCGACGTAAAGAGCGCGGGCACGACGGCGGCCGACGGTGCCTATCGGCTGGTATTCCGTGATGCCACCACATTCGTCCTGCAACGCCCGAACTATGAGCAGATCGGGGTGGGCACGGTCGGCACGCAGTTCAATGGCGGCGGCCTCTCCTTCCTCGTCACCGCTGGCGCTACGCCCTTCGCGTCCTATGACTCGGTGACGATCACTGTGGCCAGCGGAGCGGCCACGGCCAGCGGCGCCGGCGTCACCTTCGCGGCAGCGCTTACCGCTGCCGCCAGTGGCACGCTGGTGTCTGCATGGAGCCGCACCACCGGCACCTATGACATCAAGTTCAGCGACGGGTCGTTCCGTCGTGTCAGCTTCACGAATGGCAGCACCGCGGCGACGTGGACGGGCGCCGTGACCGCCACGGCCAGCGCCACGATCCATGGCATCCCTCTGAAGGCCAATGCGTGCTTGAAGGTGACCAAGACCGCCCAGACCGCCCTGACGTTCACTGCAGCGATTGCGGCTGCCTCAAGCGCGACCCTGGCGGCGGCGTGGGCTGGTGCCACCGGGGTGTACGCAGTGACCTTCAGCGACAGCTCTGTGCGCAGCGCCACTCTGACCAACGGCAGCACGGCAGTGACGTGGACGGGTGGCAACGTGACGGCAACGGCCAACGCCACGATCCGCAACGACGCCAAATTCAGCATGGTGGTGGACATCGACAAAGGCAAGCTGTTCACCGCTGAGGTGCTGACCTATCTGTCGTCCAGCGATGGGCCCACGGGGCCGGTGGCCATCGCCTACAGGTTCGTGAAGAAGGGTGTCCCCAAGGTGGTGGCGCTCACGTCGTCCGCATCGGATGGCTCTCTGCGCGCTGGGCACAGCCAGGTGGTCCCAAGTTTCGGCGCGCCCGACACCGGCGCGTCTGGTGGCTTCGACCTGGGCTTCTCGCGGTCTGCAGCGGATGTTCGAAGCGTGACGCTCGACGCGTCGGCGGGCAACCTCGACAAGTGGGTGCCGTACAGGCTCACGATCGGCAACGCATCGTCGGCCACGGGCGAAATGGTCGTGCCGGAGTGGGCGGATGCCGTGCAGATCATCGGGGTCATGGACAACGCCGGCTCAGGCGCACTTCGGTTGTCCTGGGTCCAGCCGTTCGCTTGGTGAGTGGAGGCACTAATGAAGCAACTCCCCAAGACGCTGGCCCCTCAGTGCCGCACGATCACCTTGCGCCTGCTGGCCACGGGCGAGCGCGCCGCGGCCGAGATCGATGCTGACGCCCGCACCGTCGAGCTGGCCTTCAGCAGTGAAGCGCCGGTGGACATGTGGTACGGCACCGAGATCCTCAGCCACGCACCGGGTGCGATGCGCACCGGCCAGCGGCAGCTGTCCATGCCGCTGCTCTTCAACCACTGCATGGGCGATCTGCTCGGCATCGTCGAACGGATCTGGATCGATGCCGATCGCATCGGCCGCGCGCTGGTGCGCTTCGGCCGCGATGAGCGTGGCGAGTGGGCCATGCAGCAAGTGCGTGACGGCGTGCTGGTGAACGTGTCGTTCATGTACCGCGTCTTCAAGTGGCTCGAAGACCAGGAGGCCAACACCCTGACGGCCGTCGAGTGGGAGCCCTACGAGCTCTCGCTGGTCACCGTGCCTGCAGATCCCAGCGTCGGTGTCGGCCGCAGTGCCGATGCCGCTACCGAAAACAGCGTCGAGCTGATCCTGGCCCGCGCTGCAACCCCTGCGCCCGCGGCGCAATCACCCCAACTGGAGCAATCCGACATGAAGAAGAAATTCGCCCGTAGCCGCGTGCAGAACGCGGTCGATGAGCTGAACAACGGCGGCGGCAGCGGCGCCGGCGGTGTCACCGGCACCGTCATCACCCCCGGCGCCACGTCGCCCGAAGAAGCGGCCCGGCAGCAGCAGCAGCGTGGCGCGGAGGCCGAGCGCACCCGCATCGCCGAGATCGAGGCCATCTGCCGCAAGTACTCGCTGCCCGATGAGCTGCGCACCGGCATGATCCAGAAGGGCGCCAGCGCCGAGCAAGCCCGCCTGGCCGCGGCCGACCACGTGCTGCTGCGTGCCAAGAGCGAGGCGAAGCCGTCCGCCGACTTCGGCGACACCCACAACCCCGACATGACCGAACGCGAGAAGGCGCGCTACAGCATGATCCGCGCGGTCAATGCCGCGCTGTCGGGCGACTGGAAGAAGGCCGGCTTCGAGCTCGAATGCCACAACGCCATTGGCCAGCGGCTGGGGCGTGGTCCGCAGAACGAGAAGGGCTTCTTCATCCCGACCAACATCCCCTTCGCCGCGCAGCGCGCGACCTACACCGTGGGCACCGTGGGCAGCGGCACTGCGGGTGGCACGCTGGTGGCCAACAACCTGCTGGCCGGCAGCTTCATCGAGGTCTTGCGCAACAAGGCCAAGGTGATGCAGCTGGGCGCCACCGTGCTCAGCGGCCTGGTGGGCGCGGTGACGATTCCGCGCCAGACCGGCCAGAGCTCCACCTACTGGACCGCGGAAGGTGTCAACACCACCCAGAGCGAAGCCACCTTCGACAGCGTCACGCTGAACATGAAGACGATCGGCACGTTCTCCCAGATCACCCGCAACATGCTCATGCAGTCCACCCCGGACATCGACATGATCGCGCGGGCCGATCTGCTGGCGGCCATCGCGCTGGGCGTCGACCTGGCCGCGCTGTCGGGCACCGGCTCGGGTGGCCAGCCGCTGGGCATCGGCAACACCGCCGGCGTCGGCTCGGTCATCGCTGGCACCAACGGCGCAGCGGTCTCCATCGATCACCTGATCGACATGGAAACCCAGGTGACCGCCGCCAATGCCCCCGAAGAAGCGCTGGCCTACCTGTGCAACGCCAAGACCGTCGGCAGCCTGAAGAAGCTGAAGTCCACCACCGGCCAGTACCTGTGGACCAACGCGCCCAACGGCCAGCGCACCGGCACGCCGGGTGAGATCAACGGCTACCCGGTGGCGCGCAGCAACCAGGCGCGCAGCACGCTCACCAAGGGCACCAGCACCGGCGTCTGCAGCGAAGGCTTCTTCGGTGCGTGGCCCGAGCTGCTGGTGGGCGAATGGGGCGTGGTCGAGATCGTGCCCAACCCTTACGACCCGGCCGTCTACAAAAACGGCGGCGTGTTGTTGCGCGTGCTGCAGTCCATCGACATCGGTGTGCGCCACGCGGCCAGCTTCTCCACCGTCAGCGACTGGCTCACCCCCTGATAGCCCGCCACCCCTGACCCCTTCGGCCCGCGTGCCGCGCATCCAGCGCGGCCGCGGGCCGAGTCACTTCCACCCCCGAGGATCAACATGGCCCACAAATACATCGTCCGCACTGGCTTCGTCGTCGTGCTCAAGTTGCAGAAGCCCGACGGCAGCACCTACGAACGCACCCACGAAGGCGGCGAAGAAGTCACCCTGGACGACGACCAGGCGCTGCTGCACCGTCACAAGCTCGAATTCGCATCGCAGAAAGACCGCGATGCCGCGCTGCAGGCCGAGCGTGAGGCTGACGTGGCGGCCGCGGCGCAGCTGGCACCGGTGCAGCTGGTGCAGCAGCTCACGGCCGCGCTGCAGGCCTCGCTGGCGGGCGCCGGCGTGGTCACCGCCCCCGCTGAAGGCGCTTGATGTTCGAGGACGCGCCGGCCGACTTCCTGGTCGACTTCGGTACCGCCGTGCGCTGGTCACCCAGCGTCGGCGGCCCGGCGGTCGAGGGTCTCATGATCTTCGACACCCCCGACCAGGAGATCGGCAGCGGCGCCGCCCTCAGCACCGAGTACCAGGTCACCTTCGTCACCGCCGCCTGGCCGGGCCTCAAGCGCGATGAGCGCCTGCAGATCCCGGCGGGCACCGGCCCTCTCTACAAGCTGCGCACCCACCCGCAGCGCCAGGGCGACGGTGCCATGAGCACCGCCCACCTCACCCGCGAGGCCTGACCCATGGCCACCACCCTGGCCCAGGTGCTGCAGCGCCTGGATGCCGTGCTGCGTGCGTCTGCACCGGCCGGCACCACCATCTTCCGTGGCCGGGCCGATGCCCTGGCCCGCAGCGAAACGCCCAGCATCAACGTCAAGCTGGGCAGCCACAGCGTCGAGCCGCAGGCCGGCGAGATGGACGTGCACACGGTGATGGTTGAGCTGCAGCTCAGCGTGCGCGACGACGATGTGCTGCTGGCCGCCGAAGCGCTGCATGAAGCGGTGCACCGCCCGGTGATGACCGATGCCCAGCTGCTGGCGCTGGTCGACAGCATCCGCCACGTCGATGCCGACGGCGACCCTGAGCCCGCCGACGAAACCAGCCTGACGAAGGTGGCCCGGTACCGCCTCATCTATTCCCGCCTGAAGACCACCCTTTAAGGAGGCACACCATGCCCAAGTACGTCATTCAGCCCGGCCACACCTACCGCGTCGATGCGAACACGGTGAAGGGCCCGGGCGACACCATCGAGCTGGCCGACGACGTGGCCGCGCTCAACCCCAACAGCGTGCAGCTGCTGCCCGACGAAGCGCCCGATGCGGCGCCCACCGCGCTGCCCGCCGAGCTGCCGCAGGCCTGAGCCCGCGCCCCGCCACTTCACCCGGAGATCCCTCCCATGCCCACCAAGCAGAAATTCGGCGTCGGCGTGCTCATCGCCACCACGCGCACCGACTCCCAAGGCAACCTGCTGGCCACGCCCGTGCCGTATCGGCTCGGCATCCTGCAGGACGTGTCCACCGACTTCAGCTTCGAGGCCAAGAGCCTCTATGGCGCCAACCAGCTGCCGGTCGATCGCGGCCGCGGCAAGGCCAAGCTGGCCTTCAGCGCCAAGACCGCCAACATCGATGCGGCCGCCCTGGCCGCGCTGCACTTCGGCGTCACGCCCAGCGTCGGCTTCAAGGGCCCGCTGATCGATGACCCGATCAACGTTCCCGCCAGCAGCCCGTACCAGGTCACCACCACCCCGCCCAACAGCGGCACGTTTGTGGCCGACTTGGGCGTGCAAGACACCAGCGGCAACGCCTTCACGCGCGTGGCCAGCGCGCCCACGGCCGGGCAGTACACGCTGAGCGGCGGCACCTACACCTTCGCCGCGGCGGATGCAGGCAAGGCCCTGCTGCGCAGCTACGAGTACTCGGCCGCCAGCGGCGGCGTGGTGGTGCCGATGACCAACCAGCTGATGGGCTACAGCCCCAGCTTCAGCTGCATCCTGATCAACGACAGCAAGGGCGGCAAGTTGGTGGTCAAGCTCACCAACTGCCAATCCGACAAGCTGGCACTGCCCTTCAAGAACGAAGACTTCGTCATCGCCGATTTCGGCTGGGAAGCCTTCGACGACGGCACCGGCTCGGCCGGCTACTGGAGCCAGACGTGAACCGCGGCGAGTTCGTCACGCTGACGCTGGGCGATGAGCCCTGGACCTTCCGCGCGCTGGACTTCGATCAGCTGGAAGAGCTGGAACCGGAGTTCGCTGCCGTCAATTCGGCGGTGGCTGCGCGCAGCCTGATGAGCAAGGAAACGCGCGATGCGTTGGCCGTCATCGCCGCGGCCAGCCTCAAGCACCGGCACCCGGACATCACGCCCGAGCGCTGCCGCAAGCTCATCACGCTGGGCACCTGGCCCGACGTCATCAGCGCCGTCGCCGGCGTGAGCGGGCTGGAGCCCACGGGCGCATCGGGGGAGGCCCCGGCGGGGTCGTGACCGGCTGGGCGGCCCTGCGCGCCTACGTCTGCCACAACACCGGCTGGACGTGGGATGAGGTGGGCCGCCTGACGATTCCCCGCCTGCGGGCGCTGCGGGCCGAGTGGCGCCAGCGCCCGCCGGTGCATTGGCTGGTGGCCAATTACCTGGGCTATGAGCCGCATGCCGATGCCGAGCCCGACATCGCTGACGCTTTGAACGACACCGGCCCCCCGACCCCGCCTGCGTGGCTGGGCGGCGGCCGCGGCGTTCACGCCAGCGACGAACTGCGAGCCGCACAAACGCCTGAAGAGGCGCTGGCCGCGGCTGAACAACTCTTCTTCGGAGAGGTCCACACCTATGGCAGACGGTAAGACCGAGTACCGCACCGAGATCACCGCCGACCCCTCGCAGTACGAAGCGGCCATGCGCCGCCTGGTCAGCAGCACCACGGGCGCGGCCGAGCAGATGAAGTCCAAGCTCGGCAACGTCGCCGAGCACTTCGAGAAGGTCACCAAGCAGCTGAACATCCTGGCGGGCGTGGTGGCTGGCGGGGCATTCTTCAAGGAAGCCATCAGCACCGCCAACAAGCTCAACGGGGAGGCGATGAACCTCAGCAAGTCGCTGGGTCTCACGGGTGACGAAGCGGCCACGCTGCGCACGGCGCTGGGCGACATCTACACCGACACCGACACCTACGTCGGCGCCTTCCAAAAGTTCGCGGGCCAGCTGCGCAAGAACGAAGAAGGCATCAAGGCCATGGGCGTTCAGACCCGTGACAGCTCGGGCAACCTGCGGGACAGCAACACCCTGTTCCGCGAGGCTTTGGCCACGGTGGGTGAGTTCAAGCCTGGCCTGGACCAAACCACCGCAGCGATGGAGCTGTTCGGCAAGAGCGTGGACGATGTTCGCAAGCTGCAGAAGCTGAACAACGACGTGCTGGATGACGCAGCTGAGAAGAACAAGCAGCTCGGCATGACGGTCACGAAGGAAGGGGTTGCTGCCACCAAAGCCTACAAGGCGGCCATGAACGACGTGGGCGATGTCCTGGACGCGGTGATGAACACCGTGGGCAAGGCGGTGATGCCTGCTTTCACGGAGCTGGCGCAGTACTTCGCGAGCACCGGCCCCTACGTGCTGAACGTTTTCAAGGTGGCACTGACGCCTGTGGTGCTTGCGTTCGATCTGCTCAAGGCGACTGTGCAGACAGCGGCGGGTGTGATCTTTGAGGCCTTCAGCACGCTGCTGGACGGCTCGAAGATCATCTCCGACGTCTTCGTGAAGATCTTTCAGGGCGACTTCTCTGGCGCGTTGCAGTCCGCCGCTGCCCTGGGTCAGCGCTTCAACCAGGCCTTCGTCAATGCCTTCCGCAACAGCGTCGGAGTGGGCAGCGACATGTGGCAGAGCATGAAGAAGAACATGGGCTCGCTGTGGGGTGAGGGCACCGCCATCGACGCGCCCAAGGGCGGCACCCGCACCATGGGTGAGTTCAAGGAAAAGGCCGACAAGAAAGACCCGGGCCGCGTGCCCCAGTGGGAAGCCGACCTGGCTGCGCGCAAGGCCGCGCTGCAGCGTCAGGGCCTGCTCGAAGACCAGTACCGCGAGATGAGCAAGGCCGACGAACTGGCCTACTGGCGCGAGATGGCGGCCCGCCGCGACTTGACCGAGAACGAAAAGATCGCGGTCACGCGCAAGTCGGCCGAGGTCGAGATGGCCTTGATCAAGGAAGGCTTCGAGGTGCGCGTGGCCACGCTGCAGGCGGAGGCCGCCCAGTACAAGAGCAACACCGACGAACGGCTGCGCATCGAGCGCGAGATTCAGGCGCGCTACCAGCAGGGCACCAAGGAATACGAAGCCTCGCAAAAGCGCATCGTCGAGATCCAGCGCCAGGCCGCCGAGCAGCAGACCCAGATCACGCAGATGCGGCTGCAGGCCGAGCGCGATGCCCGGCTGCAGACCATCGCGCTGGAAGAACAGACGGTGCAGACGGCGGCTGAGCTGGGCATCGTGCAGCAGGAAGAGGTGCTGGCCCGCCAGGCCGACTTCGAGGTGCGCCGCCAGGCCATCGCGATGCAGGCCCTGCAAGAACGCCTGCGTCTGGCCGAGCTGGACCCCGACCGCAACCCGGTGGAGATCGAGCGCATCCACCGCGAGATGGAGCAGCTGGAACAGCAACACCAGCTGCGCATGGGTCAGATCCGCGGCGCCCAGGCCGTCGAGCAGACGCGCGACATCCGCAGTGGCATCCAGAGCCTGCAATCGAGCTGGGCCGGGCTGCTGCAGCAGCTGGCCATGGGCAGCATCACCATCGGCGGCTTCATCCGCGGCGTTTTCATGGCGGTGGGCCAGGCCGTGATCAGCACGCTGTCCAACATGGCCGCCCAGTGGGCGGTGAACATGCTGCTACAGAAGGTGATGGGCAAGCTCACGGCCATCAGCCAGATCACCGCCAACGCCGGCATCGCAGGCTCGGCCGCGGTGGCCAGCGCAGCGGCCATCCCGGGCTATGGCTGGGCCATCGCGCCGGCTGCTGGCGCTGAAGCGTTCGCCGCGGCCATGTCGTACCTGCCGGCCGCATCGGCCGCCGGCGGCTATGACATCCCCGGCACCATCAACCCCATCGTGCAGGCCCACGCCAAGGAAATGATCCTGCCGGCCAAGCACGCCGACGTCATCCGCGACCTGGCCGACCAGCGTGATGCCGCAGGCTCCATGGCCCAGCAGCAGGCCCAGCAGCGGCCCGTGGTGCTGCGCGGCGCCACCGCCGGCCAGTTCTTCATCGCGTACAAGGCCGACCTGGCCAAGGCCCTCAACATCATCGACCGCGACAACGCGCGGACCAGCCGATGAACGGCAGCAATGAGGTGTTCCCCACGCTGCGTGGGGTGCAGATCAACGTCTTGCGCACGGTGCTGGCGCCACCCGTCATCACCAAGACCACGCCCAGCAGGCGCGAGTACCGCGCCCGCAACGCCACGCTGCCGCTGTACAGCTACAAGCTGGCCTTCGAGTTCCTGCGCGCCGGCGTGGCGCAAGAGCTGGAAACGGTGGTGGGCTTCTTCAACCGCCGCGGCGGCAGCTTCGAGTCCTTCCGCTTCACCGACCCGGCCGACAACACGGCCGTGCAGCAGACCTTCGGCATCGGCAACGGCGTGGCCACCAGCTATCAGCTGGCGCGCAGCATGGGCGCGTACACCGAGCCCATCACCGAGCTGGCCGCGGCGCCGCAGATCTACCTGGGTGGCGCGCTGGTGGACCCTGGGGCCTACACCGTCACCAGCTTTGGCCGGGTCGACTTCTACGCCGGCCCGGTGGGCCTGCTCACCTGGTCGGGACCGTACTACCGCCGCGTGCGCTTCGTGCGCGACACCGCGGAGTTCGAGCGCTTCATGGCCGAGCTATGGACCCACAAGAGCTGCGAGCTCATCATGACGAGGGACGGCTGATGCGTGTACCTACCTGGGAGACCAGCGCCGGCGCGCTGGCGGCTTTTCTCAACTCACGTGCGCCGCTGAGCCTGGCCGACCTGTACACGGTCACGCTGGCCAGCGGCCAGCGCTTTCAATGGACCAGCGGCGACGTGGCGGTGACCATCGGCAGCCGCACGTTCGGCCTGGGCCCGGGCATCACCCGCAGCGGCGTGCGCTTCGTGGTCGGGGTCGAGGTCACCAACCTCACGATGACGCTCACCGACATCGTGGGCACCACCGTCAACGGCACGCCGCTGCTGCCCTTCATCCGCGGCCGCGGCTTCTACGGCGCGCGCGTGCAGCTCGAAAAGCTGTTCTGCAGCGGCGTCGATGCCACGCCGGTTGGCGCCCTCATGTGGTTCACCGGCCGCGTCAGCGACTGCGAGGTCGATCGCGACGAAGGCAAGCTCACCGTGCGCAGTGACCTGGAGCTGCTCAACGTCAAGATCCCGAAAGAGGTCTATCAGCCCGGGTGCCTCAACACGCTGTACGACCCATCGTGCGGCCTGGCACGCGACAACTACCGCAACACCCTGCGGGCCACCAGCAACAGCGATGCGCGGCGCATCAACTTCTCCTGCGCCTTCGACGTCTTCAGCCTGGGCGGCTATGCCCTGGGCGTCATTCGCGGCATGAGCGGCGCCAACGCCGGCGTGCGGCGCACCGTCAAGCAAGTGGGTGCCGGCGTCATCACCGTGCTGCAGCCCTGGCCGGCCGCGGTGGCCGTCGATGACACCTTCGAGATCTGGATGGGCTGCGACAAGACCTTGGCCACTTGCGGCGGCACCTTCAACAACCGCAGCCGCTTCCGCGGCCAGCCCTTCATCCCGGTCCCTGAGACCGTCATCTGAGGCACATCCATGGGCGAGATCCTCAAGCGCGCCGAGATCGTGCGCGAAGCCCGGCGTTGGCTGAAAACCCCGTATCACCACCACGGCCGTGTGCACGGCGTGGGCGTCGATTGCGCCATGCTGCTCGTCGAGGTGTATGAGCGGGCCGAAGCGGTGCCGCACATCGACCCCGGTGCGTACCCGCACGACTGGCACCTGCACCGGAGCGAAGAGATGTTCGTGGCATGGCTCAAACGCGTGGGCGCGCAGCCTGTGCACACGCCTGCACCGGGCGATATCGGCTGCTGGCGCTTTGGCCGCACCTACAGCCATGGCGGCATCGTTGTGGGCGTGGTAGACGGCCTGCCGCTCGTGGTTCATGCCTACATCAACCGCGGCGTGATCCTGACGCGCACCGACGAAGAGCCGCTGGCCGGCCGCCCAGTCACCTGGTGGACCTTGTGGGGGCGGCACTGATGGGCGGCCAGACGATCAGCACCAGCGAAACCCGCATCGAGGCCTTCAAGGTCCAGAGCAGCGCCTATGGCGTCGTCATCCCGCTGGTGTTCGGGGTCACCCGCATCACCGGCAACCTGATCTGGTACGGCGGCTTCAAGGCCATTCCGCACACCACCAAGCAGGGCGGCAAGGGCGGCGGCGTCAAGACGCAGAACACCACCTACACCTACACCGCCAGCGTGGCCATGGGCCTGTGCCACGGCTCGGTGACCGACATCCCGCGCGTGTGGCGCGGCAAAAAGCTGTTCTCGGGCGGCACCGAGCCCAGCGGCGTGGCCACGGCCACCGAGACCTTCACCGCGCCCGCCAGCGGCCCGATGGAATACACGCTGGTGCATGCCAGCAGCTGGCTCAACATGGTGTCGGTCAGCGGCGTCACGCAGCGGCCGCCCAACTACAGCGACAGCACGCAGCTGCTGAGCGAAGGGCGGGCCTACGTCTACGCCGATGGCAAGCTGACCATCCGCGATGAGCAGTGGCGCGAAAAGCCCGTCACTGTGCGCTATCAGTACGCTGCTGGCAGCACGTCCACCAGCGCGCTCGATCAGCTGGGGCTCACCTTCAAGCGCGGCGAGATCGGCCAGGCCGAGTGGAGCGCACTCAGCGCCTACCCCGCCCAGAACATCGCCTACAGCGGCCTGGCCTACGTGGGTGGCCAGGACTACGACCTGGGCAGCGGCGCGCAGATCGAGAACCATTTGTTCGAGGTGGTGGGCCCACTGGCCTACAGCCTGGGCCCCACGGTGCCCGACGTCGACCCGTCGCTGATGCTGCGCCAGGTGCTGATCAACGACCGGGCCGGCGCCAGCTTCCCGTCTGCACAGCTCGGCGATTGGCAGGCCTGGAGCGATTACGCGGTGGCGACCGGGCTGCTGGTGAGCCCCGCGCTCACCGAGCAGGCCACCGCGGCCGAGACCATCCGCATCACCGCCCAGCTGGGCAATGCCGGGCCGGTGTGGAGCGATGGCCAGCTGAAGATGGTGCCCTACGGCGATGAGCCGGTGACCGGCAATGGCCGCACCTACACGCCCAGCACAGTGCCGGTGTATGAGCTGGACGATGAGTGCTACACGCCGGCCGATGAGGGCGAACCGCCGGTGAAGGTGCGGCTCAAGAGCCCGGCCGAACGCTACAACCACGTGCGCATCGAGTTTCTGAACCGGGCGCTGCAGTACAACACCGACATCGCCGAAGCCAAGGACCAGGCCGACATCGAAGACCAGGGCCTGCGCAGCAAGGACATCGTGCGCGCCCACTGGATCTGCGATGCGGCCGTGGCCCGCCAGGTCGCGCAGATCATGCTGCAGCGCAGCCTGTACGTGGCTGCCGAGTACGACTTCAGCTTGCCCTGGCACTACGCGCTGCTGGAGCCGATGGACCTGGTGACCCTGGCCGATGCGCGCCAGCAGATGGACGCGGTGCCCACCCGCGTGACGGTGATCGAAGAGGACGAAGAGGGCGGGCTGACCGTCACCGCTGAAGACTACCCGCCCGGCATCGCCAGCGCCGCGCTGTACGACAGCCAGCCCAGCGAGGGCTATGCGCACGACTACAACCTGGCGCCGGGCAACGTCAACACGCCCGTCATCTTCGAGGCGCCGGCGGCGCTCAGCTCCACCGGCCTGGAGGTGTACGCCGCGGTGCGCAGCGGCTCGGCCAGCTGGGGCGGCTGCCAGGTGTGGGTGAGCCTGGACGGCACCAACTACAGGCAGGTGGGCATCGTGGCCGGCGCGGCCCGCATGGGCACCGTGGCCGCCACGGTGGGCGTGGGTGATGCCACCGTGCAGGTGCAGGGCCTGCTGGGCGAGCAGCTGCTCAATGCCACCGCGGCGGATGCAGCCGCGGCGCAGACGCTGTGCTGGCTGGGCAGCGCCGACCCGGAGTTCATCGCCTACCAGGGCGCCGCGCTCACAGGTGCGGGCGCCTACACCCTTACCGGCGTGCAGCGCGCGCTGTACGCCACGCCCACCAGCGCGCATGCCAGCGGCGAGGCCTTCGTGCGGGTCGATGAGCGCATGGCCAAGAGCGGCGCGCTGGAGCTGGCCAACATCGGCAGGACGATTTACTTCAAATTCCCCAGCTTCAACATCCACGGCTGGAGCCAGCAGACGCTGGCCGAAGTGCCAGCCTACACCTACCAGATCACCGGCCGCGAGCTGCGCCGGCAAAGCCGCAGCCTGGGCATCAAGATCAACACCAGCAGCTTCGGCGGGGCGCCAGGCTCGAACTACAACGAAGCCTACATCCACGGCGTGGATGCCACGGGCGAGCCCATCGACCGGCCGGGGCAGATCGTGCTCAACGGGAAGAACGTGTCTGTGCCCAATGGGCCGGTGTACTCGAACCGCCTGTTCCCCAAAGGGTGGATCATCTGGGACAGCACGGGCAGCGCGCGCTTCATCACCCTGAGCGGCAACACCCACTTCGCCATCGTCAAGCGCGAGGGTGGCAAGTGGATCTGGGATGCCGACACCGCGGGCTTCGGCGAGATGTCACTGCTGCCGACCGACTATGTGATCGGCACCATCGAGATCAACGACACCGATGACAACAACCCGCCCGGCATCAGCCGCGCCACGATGTTGGCCGTGGCCATGTCCCCCGAGGTGCTGGTGGGGCTGGGTGATACCGCGGTGTGGAACCAGATCGACGGGCGGCCTAAGACCTGGCGCGCGGTGTCGAGCGGCTACTTTGCTTCGGGTGGGCAAGCTCCGTGGCCGGGTGGCGTTTGGCTGACGGATACGCCGAGCGGCACGCTGGTAGCGCCTCAATGCCGCAGCTACACCCTGACCGTTATCCGCAAGTCTGACGACGCGGTCATCCACGTGCGCCTATATGACGTGTATGCGGAAGGCAACGATGCTGGAAACGTATTCGGCGGGTGGAGTGGGCCGTACCCCTACGGCTCTTCGGTACTCTCTGCGGACATCAACTATTTCTGCGACAACATGCCCAGCGCGGTGTGGATGTTGCTGACCACAGGCGACGAACCTTCTAGCAATCACCTTAACAATGGTCTGCCCGCTGCGATGAAGCGCATGGGCGCCACTCAGGCGACCATCGACAAGATCGCGGGGCATGGCTCTTACATGCTGCTGGGCCTTGCGAACTGCGGCCCAGGTGGTGCCATCTATGAGGGCGTGCGGGGTGTGCTGACTGGGCAGTCCGTCGGCCAGTCGTGGATCGATCTATCGTTCCAGACCTATAACGGCCAGATCCTGGGTGTCTCTGCCGCTGATGGCACTGTGAACGCGGCTCTGGCACTGGCGGTCAACGCGCAAGCTACCGCTGACGGCAAGATCGCGGCGTTCTGGCAGAGCTCCCCGCCGCCCAGCGCCGACGACGGCGACCTGTGGTTCGACATCGATGACGGCAATAAGGTGTACACCTGGCAGTCAGGCAATTGGTACGTCGCAGCCGACACCCGCATTGCCGCCGCCATCAGCGCGGCGGCTGGCGCACAGGCCACGGCCGACGGCAAAGTCACCACGCACTACAGCGTGTCTGCACCCACCGCTGGCGCCGTCGGCGACCTGTGGTTCAAGCTAGACACCGGCCGCTCCTACCGTTGGAACGGCGGCTCCTGGGTGCTGGTCACCACCGTCGGCGCCGGCGACATCACCACGCCGCTGCTGGACCCTTCAGCGGCCACCGATCCGCTCACGGCCACCTACAGCCAGGGCACGTGGACCAACACCAGCGCCGGCATCCTGGCCAGCGTGGACTACACCAACAACACCGGTCGTACGGTCAAGGTGGAGGGGTTTTCCGCGGTGTCGGTTGGCTACGATTCATACGCCAACAGCTACGTCAATGGCGTGGCATACCCGCCAGGGATCGTCGCCCAGATGCGGGCGCAACTCTTTTTCTCGGATGGCAGCCCTGATTACAGCCGCACCCGCACGCTGGGGCATCAGGAAGTGAAGGCGCCACTGGGCATGGACTTCGCGAAGGTGAGCCCGGTGTACTTTCTGGCGCCGGGTGAGCGAGTCATCATCGATCTGGGCGTCTACCTCTCAGGCAGCACGGCCACCTACACCGCCAAAGACGCGGTGACCCGTGCCAACGTGATCAAGGCCTGACTATGACCGGACCCTACAGTTTCTTTGATCCGGTCACTGGGCGCTTTCACGGCATGGTGTTCAGCGGTCCCCAGATCGACACCCATCCGCTGGTGGAAGAGGGCTTCCGCGTGTACCTCGGCAGCGTGGATCATCTGCGCTACCGCGTCACGGAAGCCACCCGCGCCAGCGAAGCGCCGCAGCTCGAAGAGTTCGTGCCGCCGGCGCCGGCGGGCGATGAGTACACCGCCTGGCAGTGGGATGCATACGCCTGGCGCTGGCGTGCCACGCGCACGCTGGCCGGCCACAAGCGCGACCAGCTGCAGGGCGTGAACAATCTCATCGCCGAGCAAGAGGCCCGCCGCACCCGCCCCGCCAGCGAAGCCGCCATGGCGCTGGCCAGCGGTCAGCCGGTGCCACAAGCCGCGCTGGTGCCCCTGCAGCAGACCGAAGCGGCCCTGCAGCAGCTGCGCGCCGTGCGCCAGGCCATCGAGCTGGCCAGCAGCCAAGCCGAGCTGGACGCGATCACCTGGCCCTGACGGCCACCCACCATCACCACCACCAGAGAGGAGATCGCCATGCCCATGGCGGATGAAGACGCGCGCCCGCACGCGCTGACCGATGAGGACGTCGACCGCATCGTCGACCGCTTCGTGTGCCGCATCAGCGACAAGCGCACGGTCGAACAGATCACCGATGCATGGAGCGGCGTCGTAGACCGCGCCCTGGGCCGCGGCCTGCGCCGCCTGGCCATGTGGGTGCTCATGGCGGTGCTGCTGTGGGGCGGCATCAAGTTCGAGTTGATTAGACAACTGTTCAAGGGCTGATGATCATGCGCATCCGTTTCCGACACCTGTTCACGCTGGGCGGCACCGCGGTGGTGGGGGCTGCCCTGTACCTCACCGACCCCGACCATGGCCTGTCCACGGCCATGCTGTTCCTCACGCTGGCCACGCCGCTCATCGCGGTGCTTTTCACTCACTGGTCGCGCAAGGCGCTGCACGACTACCCAGAGGCCAATGCCCGCGGCCTGTTTGCCGAGGCGCGCAAGCACCCCATCGGCGCCGGCCTGGCGCTGGTGGCGCTGGCCATCGTCACCAACGGGCTGCTGGGCCTGTTCGGCCGTGCGGCGCATGCCGCCGGTGTGCCGCCGCAGGCGCTGGCCCAGCTGCCGGTGCTCGCCGCTGAGATCGACCGCGGCTGGCCCGACGTGCCGCTGCGCGAGTACCTGCCGGGGCTGATCGAGCATGAAAGCTGCATCACGCTCACCCACCCCCGCTGCTGGTCACCCACCGCTAGGCTGCGCAGCGCGCGCGAAGAGGGGGCAGGCCTGGGCCAGCTCACGCGCGCCTGGCGGCCCGATGGCACGCTGCGCTTCGACGCGCTGGCCGAGCTGCGCCAGCAGCACCCGGCGCTGCGCGAGCTGGATTGGTCGACCATCTACGGCCGGCCCGATCTGCAGATGCGTGCACTGGTGCTGCAGTCGCGTGGCAACTACCGGGCGCTGGCCGGCGTGGCCAGCGCCATGGAGCGCCTGGCCATGGCCGATGCGGCCTACAACGGTGGCCTGGCCGGCCTGCAGCGCGAACGCCGGGCCTGCCAGCTCACCGCGGCGTGTGACCCGGGCCGATGGTGGGGCCACGTCGAGCGGCAGTGCCTGAAGAGCCGGGAGCCGCTCTACGCAGGCCGCAGTGCCTGCGACATCAACAGGCACCACGTGGTCGACGTGCTGCAGGTGAGGGCCCCCAAGTACGCGGGGCTGCTGTGATCGGCGCCGGCCGCGCGGCCGCCGGCGCCATCGCCGCGGTGGCCATCCTGGCGGCCACCTATGCCGCTGGCCAGCGTGCCGGCGAGGCCGCGGCTGAATCCGCCGCGGCGCGTGAAGAACGCCTGGTGCGCGAAGCGCGCGAGGCCATGGAACAGACGGCCGGCACGGCCATCAGCAAGATCGAGGTGCGCCATGTCACCATCCGCCAGCAGGCCGATACGGTCATCCGTGAGGTGCCTGTGTACAGCGATTGCCGCCATGACCCTCGCGTCCTGCGCAGCATCAACGAAGCCCGCACCGGAGATCCAGCCGCGGCCGCTGGTGCTGGCAGCCTGCCCGCCGCTGCAGCCGCTGACCGATGACAGCTTCGGCGCGACCGCGCAGGCGCTGATCGATACGTCGGTGCAGTACCGGAAGTGTGGGTGTGCGGCGGGCGTGCGAGCTCTGTGTTTTCTTTCTGGAGATTGAGCCGAGGTTGCAAATTTAACCAGCAGCGAAGCTATTCAAGTTCGTTCTTCGTCCCACTTTAAGTCAAGTTTCTTTAAATCGTCAGGGTGCACAGGGGCGCCTCGAATGACTTCTCCGGTCTTAGATATGTGCACGGCCCGCGTTTCTATCCGTACGCCTGCTTCATAAGCGCTGCGACCACGGATGGGCGGAAATTTTGGCGCTTTCGCTATTAGTTTCTCGCGATGCCGAGTTCTCTCATCCTCGGATACCGTTGGCGGCAATCGTCCCCGCAAAATTTCGTTGATAATTCCTGCGGCGTGCATCATCCTGTACCGAAGGTCCGCGAGGCGATTGAGATCGAAATCAAGCGTCTGCTTAGTGTGGTTGTACCGGCCCGTGACTTGCATTTTGTGAGTTACGGTCTTGTCGTCTCTCACAAACATTGCAAAGTCTTGGTGTCCATGGACGAGAATGTTGCGCAGCTGCGCGAGTTCTTTCACCTCCGCAAGTGTTCCCTCCACAAGGCTGAGAACCTCGGGTTCCGCTGACCATAGTTTATTGGCGAGCGTCTGCGCAAGTTTCACCTTCTTGTCGAACTTGTTTGACGCAAGCAATTCCGCCCCAGCGGGGTCGCCTGCCATGTCATTTAGCCAAGCGCCTAGAACCTGAAAGTTTCCATCTACGACGGACCAAGACAATACGATGGCTCCAACTGCAAAATAGTACTCGATCGTGAACTTTGGGACCTGGTATGGCAAGTCGGCCAACCTGGCTAGTTCTAGCGTCGGGAATCTGATGTTCTCAGCAGTGACCGGCTTCGCAAGATCTGCAGGCGTAGGTCGTGGGCGCTCGGAAGACGTATTCATTCGGGCTCCAGTTGAGGCCCCCAGCATAAGTTGCATGTCCTTAGCGTCACAATCGTGCGCAGTCGATGCACATGCGTCACGTGCGTGAGTTCTGCGTAAGTTGTCTGTGCGCCTGCCGTGGCGTTGATGTACTTGGACGGTTGTGGGTGCCGCTAAGTCGTTGATTTTCCTGGGATCGTTGCAGGTGTCGCGGGCTACGAACCAAGGGGTCGTGGGTTCGAATCCTGCCAGCCGCACCAGAACATCGTTCTGAATCAACGCCTTAGACGGTCAAACGTCTAAGGCGTTTTTCTTTGTCGCCGCGCTATCAGCGGTCTGCCAGCGGCCGCACCACCAGTTCCTTGAATCCGGTGCCCGCATCCGGCGCTCGACCGAGTTGCCAGCCCGGCACGCCGCACACCAGCACTTCGGCCGTCGTCCGGATCACGCAGCCGTGGCCCAGATG